AAAAAGTAAAAGCTTCGTTAAGTATTAGTAACTGGTCTGCTAAATACATGCAGAACACTACATCTGAAGAAGGTGCTATTATAAAACGAGAATGGTGGAAGCCATGGAAGTTTGAAGACATACCAAACTTACATCACGTGATACAAAGTTATGATACGGCGTTTAGTAAAAAGGAAACTGCCGATTACTCTGCTATTACTACATGGGGTATATTTCAACCTAAAGAAGATCAACCATATGCAATGATATTATTAGATGCTATTAAGGGTAAGTTCGATTTCCCAGAGTTAAAGAACATAGCATTTGAACAATATAAATACTGGCAACCTGAAACAGTTCTTATTGAGGCTAAAGCATCTGGTCAGCCATTACTACAAGAGTTTAGAAGAGCTGGTATACCTGCTGTAGATTTTAGCCCTAACAAAGGAAATGATAAGTTTACTAGGATTAACTCATGTGCTCCATTATTTGAAGCAGGCAATGTTTATTATCCAGAAGGCGAAAAGTTTGCTATGGATGTTATTGAGGAGTGTGCTGCATTTCCCCATGGACAATATGACGATTATGTGGACAGTACTACTCAGGCCGTGTTAAGATACCGACAAGGTAGCTTTATCAGTACATATATGGATTATATAGATGAGGAGCGTCCGCCAAAAGAATATAAATATTACTAGGAGAATAGCATGCCAAAAAATAAAATTTATAACGAAAAATTAAAAAAACTTTCAGGAGCAGCTGTAAGTGAAGCTGAACTAGAAAGATTAAGAGGATCAGAAGGATTACAAGACGAATATCTTAAACCAGGAAAAGAATATATGGAAAGTCTTTCAGGATCAACTATGAATGAATCTGAAATGGATAGATTAAGAAATATGAAAAAAGGTGGTATGACTAAGGCTCAAAAAAAAGTTGGCACAGTCATGAGAGAATTCAAAGCAGGTAAATTACATTCAGGTAAAAAAGGACCCGTTGTAAAAAGCTCTAAGCAAGCAATTGCAATTGCATTATCAGAAGCGGGTAAATCTAAAAAGAAGATGATGGGTGGCATGATGAGTGATGGTGTTTCTAGAAAAGGAATGGGTGTAGAAAAAAGAATGGGTGGTGGCATGATGAGTGATGGTATTGCTAATAAAGGTTCTGGTATAGAAATGAAAAGCAAAGGTGGCATGGTCCGTGGACAAGGTGCAGCGATCAGAGGAACTAAGTTCAAAGGAATATTTTAATGCCTACTAAAAAATCTAAAAATAAAGATCCTTACACAAGTCGTAACGAATTTAAAAAAGGATTTTACGAACAAGCAGACAAGCCTCCAATAACTGATGATACTATGTATGGTACAGGTAGAAAAACTACACCACCTACATATGAGATTCCAGAAGATAATATGTCTTATGCTAATGGTGGATCCGTTACAGTTAAAACTAAACTTGGTAAAACTAAAGCAACTAAGTTATACTAATGGATAAGTTAAAAGAACTAAAACAAAAAGCAAAAGACTATAAAGCTTTTAAAACCGAAAAGAAATTTTACGAAGAACAAGATGATCTGTTTTATAGTGATAGAGAAAAAGAAATTGAAAGAAAACAATTTGAAAATTTTAAAGAAAGAACCTACGGCGTAGAAGCTAAGGGTGGTGGTTTTATTGCTAAAGGTTGTGGCAAAGTAATGAGTGACAGAAGAAAAGTCACTAAGATGTATTAGGAGATATTATGGCTGCGATGAATTCTTTAGTTAGAAAGTTGATTAATCAATTTAAAGGTAGAACATCTACAGCAACAAGTACAGATTTAAATAGATCGCCTAGACAAGTAAGTATTAATGAACCTAGATCTACAAGATTTTCAGATGCATCTGCAAAAGGAGAATCTTCACCAAGATTTTTTGCTTTGCAAAAAGGTGGATCTGTGGTAGCTAGAGGTAATAAGTTAGCAAGAAACAAGCCGACTAAATTATATTAAATTATGGCAATAGAAGATAACAATCCAATAGGAGAAATAGATCCTTCAGTTGTGCAAACAGATATGTCTGTTCCAGCAGAACCAGTAGATATTCAAGTTGAAGGACAAGAGATTCCAGTTGAAGAAGATCCTAAAGAAGATTTCTATCGTAACCTTGCAGAAGACATGGATGATAGAATGTTGGGTAAGATTGCCTATACATTAATAAGTGATTACAAAAGAGATAAAGAATCTAGACAAGATTGGGAACAAGGTTATGTTAGTGGTTTAGATCTATTAGGATTTAGATACAGAGATCAAACAAGACCTTTCCAAGGAGCATCGGGAGTAACACATCCATTACTTGCTGAAGCAGTTACACAATTTCAAGCACAAGCTTATAAAGAATTATTACCATCATCAGGTCCAGTAAGAAGCCAAGTCATCGGAGAAGATACACAAGAAGTTGAGAATCAAGCACAACGTGTAGAAGATTTTATGAACTACATGTTAATGGACAAGATGGAAGAATACACTCCAGAGTTTGATCAATTATTATTTTATTTACCTTTAGCAGGATCTGCATTTAAAAAAATTTATTATGATGAACTTATGGGCCGTGCGGTATCTAAGTTTATACCAGCAGAAGATTTAGTAGTTCCTTACTATGCAACTGATTTAAAAGAATGTGAAAGAATTACACATATAGTTAAGATGTCTGAGAATGATATTCTTAAAAAACAAGAAGCTGGTTTTTATAGAGATATAGAATTACAAGAAACAAATCCTAATGAAAGTGATATTCAAAAGAAGTATGACGAATTAGAAGGAACTAGTTCTCCAGGTAACAATATAGATTTCCAATTTAATATTTTAGAAATGCATGTTGATTTAGATTTAAATGAATTTGAAAAAACATCTAATGATAAAGATAGGAACGTTAAGATTCCATACATTGTAACTATTGATGAAGGCTCACAAAAGATTTTATCTATTTATAGAAACTGGGATGAGCAAGACGAATTAAAAATTAGAAAAGATTACTTTGTACATTTTAAGTTTTTACCAGGTTTAGGATTCTATGGTTTTGGTTTAATACATATGATTGGTGGATTATCTAGATCTGCTACTCAATCATTAAGACAATTATTAGATGCAGGTACATTAGCAAATTTACCAGCTGGATTTAAAGCAAGAGGTTTAAGAATTAGAGATGATGATCAACCTTTCCAACCAGGTGAGTTTAGAGATGTAGATGCACCAGGAGGAAACATTAAAGATCAATTCCAATTACTTCCATTCAAAGAACCAAGTACAGTTCTTTATCAATTAATGGGTTACTGTGTTGAAGCTGGACAAAGATTTGCAGCCATAGCAGATTTACAAGTTGGTGATGGTAATCAACAAGCTGCTGTTGGAACTACAATTGCATTATTAGAAAGAGGCTCAAGAGTAATGTCGGCTATTCATAAACGATGCTATTACTCTATGAAAACAGAATTTAGATTACTAAGTAAAGTATTTGCAACATACTTACCTCCTGTATACCCATACGCAGTACATGGCGGAGATCGTTTTGTAAAACTTACAGATTTTGATGATAGAGTAGATGTTATTCCAGTTGCTGATCCAAACATATCTTCATTAGCACAAAGAGTAACCCTTGCTAACGAAACATTAAAGATCGCAATGTCAGCACCAGAGATACATGACGTTAGAGAAGCTTACAGAAGAGTTTATGCTGCATTAGGAACTCAGAAGATAGATGAATTATTAAAACCAGAAGAACCTAAATTTCCAAAAGATCCAGCTATGGAAAACATGGAAGCATTACAAATGAAAATGCCTAAAGCATTTCCAACACAAGATCACGATGCACATATAGCAGCACACTCATTGTTTATCAAAACAAGAATGGTACAAATTAATCCTGCTGTGTACGCATTACTACAAGGACATATATCAGAACACATTTCACAAAAGTCTTCTCAAGAAGTTGTAGAAGCATTAGCGGCAAGTCCAGCAGAAAAAATGTTAGCAAAAACAAATCCAGAAATGTTTACAGTTAAGATGAATGGATTGATTGCACAAAGAACTGTTGAGCTTACCTCACAACTACAACAAGCAGAAGCTTCTGGCGAACAGAAAGTAGATCCATTAGTTGCTCTTAAACAAAGAGAGTTAGATCTTAGAGCAATGGACTTACAAATTAAACAAACTAATATTTCTACAGACAATGCTTTAAATGCTTCTCAATTTAAAGTTGATACTTTAATGAAGCAACAGGAACTTGAAATAAAAGATAAACAATCTTATGATAGATTAAATATAGCTAAAGAAAAAATTCAATTAGCTAGAGAAAAACAAAGTAAGCAATGATTAAAAAAGAAAAAGAACCCGTGCTTGGTAAAAGATTTGGGCCACCTCCTTTAAGAGGACCTATGCCTCAAATTCCACCAGTAGATAAAAACTTAAAAAAATTATAATATGTTACAGATGTTAGGAGCAGTTGCACCATTAGCTAAAATCTTATTTAGTACAATTGAGAAATCAGTACCAGATAAAGATTTACAAGAAAAATTAAAAGCACAATTACAAACTCAATTGATGCAATCTCACACACAAGAACTAACAGCAGCAGCAAAAATTATTGAAGCAGAAGCTAAAGCTGGATGGTTTGCATCTAGTTGGAGACCATTACTTATGTACGTATTAATATTTATATTAATATGGAACTATGTATTAGGACCAGTAATTTTATTTTTCTTTAAAGCTTCTATAACTATAACTCTTCCAGGAGATGTATGGACCTTATTACAAATAGGTCTTGGAGGGTATGTCGTGGGTAGGAGTGCAGAATCAGTTGCTAGAACAATGGCAAACAAACCACAACCTAAAGATCAAGAAAATGGGTGATATAGCTTTAAGAGGACAAGGTAGAGCTATGTTAGCCTCTGGTGGTATGACCCCAGCTTGGCAACGCAAAGAAGGTAAATCTGAATCGGGTGGTTTAAATAAAAAAGGAATAGCATCTTATAGAAGAGCTAATCCAGGTTCTAAACTATCAATGGCAGTTACTACTAAGCCTTCTAAATTAAAACCAGGATCAAAATCAGCAAATAGAAGAAAGTCCTTTTGTGCCAGAATGTCGGGTATGAAAAAAAGATTAACATCAGCCAAAACAGCAAAAGACCCTAATTCAAGGATTAATAAATCACTTAGGAAATGGAATTGTTAGTAAATAACAATGAAGTACCTAGTTATTCTGTTATTGCTTTCTTCGTGCAATAATGTAAATACTCCCTATATAGATAATATAACATTATTAAAAATAGAGAAAAAATTCTAATATGATAGATAGATTAAAAGATCTAATAGTCAAAAACTTTTCTAATAAAAATATAGAAAACAAAAATAATATATTAATGAAAAGTAGAAAAGAAGTTGAGATCAATGGCAACGGAACTTCTGGCTATACTATTAAAGAAGGTTCTCATAAAGGAACTGTTTTAGGACATATTAAAAGAGAAAAGAAAATAATCGAATAATGAACTTTAAAGATAAAGGTCCAAACGATTTAGATAATGTTATTTTTAAATTGCAAAAACAAATTAAACAATTAAAAAAGAAATTAAAAAAATGATATTTAATTTAATAAAAAAATTCTCATCTTGGTTAGACTATTGGATATGGAGACAAGAATTAAAAAGAAAAATTAAAAGAAATAAGAATGGCTAAAACAATTTTAGTCACAGGTGCTGCAGGATTCTTAGGCTCCCATATTTGTAAAGAACTTCTAAATAGAAAATACGAAGTCATTGGTGTAGATAATTTATTAGGGGGTGATAAAGAAAACATTCCTTTCTTAAATAATTTTTATAAATTAGATTGTGCAGATTTTAAATCAATGCTTAAAATTACAAAAGGCATTGATGTATTGTTTCATTGTGCAGCAACAGCTCACGAAGGACTATCTGTATTTTCACCTTATACAATTACACAAAATAATATTATGGCAACTGTAGGTGTTGCAACAGCCGCTATTCAAAACGGAGTTAAAAGAATTATCTATTGTTCTTCTATGGCAAGATACGGAGATCAACAAAGCCCATTCACAGAAGATATGCCAACTAAACCAGTTGATCCTTATGGTATATCCAAAGTTGCTGGTGAAGAAATATTAAAAACATTATGCAAAGTCCATGGCGTAGAATTAGTAATAGCTGTTCCTCATAACATTATTGGACCTAATCAAAAGTATGATGATCCATTTAGAAATGCTGTATCTATTTTTATTAATAGAATGCTACAAGGTAAACCTCCAATTATTTATGGAGATGGTATGCAGACTAGATGCTTCTCATATGTAGATGATTGTTTAAGTTCATTATTAAAAATGGTCGAAGACCCGTGTGCCGTGGGCCAAGTAATTAACATCGGGCCTGACGAAGAATTTGTAACTATCAAAGAAGTCGCTGAGACGTGTGCCAATCTTACTGGTTTCAACGGAGCATTTGAATACGTACCAGATCGCCCACAAGAAGTTAAACATGCAACGTGCTCATCGGATAAAGCAAGAAAGCTTCTAGGCTATAAGACTATGACTAATACGAAAGAAGGAATCAGGAAGACATATGAATATATCAAGGAACACGGACCACGGGCCTTTCAGTACCATATAGATATAGAAATTATAAATGATAAAACTCCAAAGACTTGGACTAAGCAATTAATATGAACCATGTATTTTGTTTTGTTAGTTCTAAAATAACAGAACAGTATTCTAAACTAGCATTAGACAGTTTCTTTAAACACACTAAATTAGAACCTGGTGATATATTTGTATTTGTTAACAATGATGGAACAAATGCATTTAGAAAAGACTATCCAATAGATATTTATGTTAATAATAAAACCCCTAAGTCTTGGGCTGAGAATTTTAATAAAGGTTTAAGAGTCGCTAAGAAATTTAAAAAACATTTTGTAGTTATAACTAACGATGTTGTATTTACTAAAGGATGGTTAGAGGCACTAAAACAAACAGATGATATGATTTTAATACCAGTTTGTAATGTTAACTTTATGTATAAGAGTTCTGATTTTTCAACCGCACCTACTATGCAATTAGAAGAGTATATTGGTAAAGAACATTATTTAGATGCTATTGTAAATTTTCACCAAAATAACTTTAAATTCAATGACTTAAATGAACGTATATTTATGCAAATGTATTTAGCTAGAATACCTTATAAGATACATAATGAGGTAGGTTATTTTGATCATACGTTTTCTAATTGTGGTGGAGAAGATATGGACTATAGAATTAGATCTGCAATTAAAGGTTATAAAACTATGTTAGCTGTTTATCCTTTTATATTACACTTCCATGGTAAGTCTTCTTGGGATGGTGCTGAATCTACAGAACAAGAAAGAGTTAGAAGAGAACAGTATTTAAAAAAAGGTGTAGAAAAATGGGGAGAAGATCTAACAGAAATATTTATTAAAGGAACTGATGCAAAAGAACATGCCTATAAAATAGGTTTAGGAAAAGAATTTGACAACAACGAACAATATAATATTATACGTATATTAAAAAAATGCTAAGTATTGATACAGTTCAAGATATAAAAAAACTAATAAACAAGCGTTTAACCTTGATAAAGGATGAACTTTGCTATGGTATAGACACGCTTGATAAACTTCATTATTCTAGGGGTCAACTCAGAGCCTTAGAAACTCTGCTTCAGGATCTTAATGACCTGCTGAAACGGGAGAATAGTGAAGATGACGACGACAGTAACAACTGATATTCCTTCTATACATGAAGGTTTAAAAGACGTTTACCAAGATAAAGAAGTGGTTGAGAAAGTTCTCAATCCAAACTCAATAGATAAATCTACTTTAGATAGAATGCCTCAGCCAACAGGTTGGAGACTTTTAGTCTTGCCTTATGCTGGGCCAGCTCAAACTAAAGGTGGAATTATTCTATCTGATAGTTCTAAAGACACAATCCAAATGACAACTGTTTGTGCCTACGTTCTTAAAATGGGAAATCTTTGTTTTAGAGATAAAGATAAATTTCCATTAGGACCATGGTGCAAAGAAGGTGAGTGGGTAATTTTTGGAAGATATGCAGGTAGCCGATTCAAAATAGAAGGAGGCGAAGTTAGAATTCTTAATGATGATGAAATCATTGCTAAGATAGATAACCCCTCTGATATTTTGCACATGTACTAATAGGAGGACAACATGAATGAACAAACAAAAAAACAACCTGAGGTAGAATTAGATCTAGATGATGTTAATGAAACTTCGGTTGAATTAAAAGACAAAGAAGAACCTAAAAAAGCACCTAACTTAAATGTTGGAGAAGTTGATTTAGGATATACAACTCACGATGGTAAAGCAGAAAAAGAAAAAGAAAAAATTTCTGTTGAAGAAATAGAAGATCAACCTAAAGTTGAAGCTAAAACAGAAGAAAAAAAACCTGTTGATAATCTAGAGCAACACACGGAAAGCGTAAAAAAACGTATTGATAAATTAACTTATAAAATACGTGAAGCAGAAAGAAGAGAACAAGCTGCTTTAGAATACGCTAAAGGTTTACAGAAAAAATACTCAGATGCTGAATCTAAGTATATGGATGTAGACACAAATTATATTAAAGAATTTGACGCAAGAGTTGATGCTCAACGTGCTCAAGCTAAAGCTAAGTTAAAGCTTGCCATTGAGTCTCAAGATGCGGAACAAATCGTAACTGCACAAGATGAACTGACAAGGTTGTCCGTTGAAAAAGAAAAGGCACGAATCGTTATGAGCGAACGTGAGGTAGCTAGAAAATCTTTTGATGAACAACAAAAAGCTCAACCTGTGCAAAAAGCACCACAACAACCAATCATTCCAAGTACAAAAGCTAAGTCATGGGCTGAAAAGAATGAATGGTTTGGTAACGATAAATACATGACAAACTCAGCATTTATGCTTCATGAAGACTTGGTAAGTCAGGGGTTTGACGCAGAGAGTGATGAGTACTATAATGAAGTAGATAAACGAATGCAGGATTTATATCCTCATAAGTTTGCTAAATCTCAGGAATCTGAGGTTACAGAGGAGAACAGGAAACCCGTCCAAACTGTTGCTTCTGCTGGAAGAAAACAATCAGGACGCAGAACCGTGAAACTCACCAAGTCACAGGTGGCTATTGCCAAAAAATTAGGGGTGCCACTAGAAGAGTACGCTAAATACGTGAAGGAGGTATAATGAGCGATAAAATAAAAAATAGAACTTCACGCGAGTCAGAAGTAAGAAGTAAGGATCTTCGTAAGAAGCCTTGGACTCCACCGTCAAGTCTGGATGCACCTAAAGCACCAGCGGGTTTTGTTCACAGATGGATTAGAACAGAATCGCAGGGTTTTCAGGATACGGCAAACGTATCTAAAAAACTCAGAGAAGGTTGGGAATTTGTGAGGTCTGAAGAAATTAAAAATTCTACAGGCGATCATGATTATCCAGTAATCGCTGAGGGAAAATATGCTGGGTTGATCGGGGTTGGCGGCCTTGTGTTGGCAAGGATACCTGAAGAAATTGTCAAAAGTCGTTCCGAGTATTTTAAAAAAATTACTCAGGAGAGAATAAAGTCGATTGATGCTGATTTAATGAAGGAACAACGACCTGGAATGCCTATCAATATTGATAGACAGTCCCGTGTAACTTTTGGTGGTGGACGTAAGTCATAATTGTTTGGCAAAAGTCAACTACTGTAAATTAAATTAAAACAAACGGAGTATAAATAAATGGCAAACGTAACAGAAAGATTTGGTCTAAGACCAAGTCGACAACTTAATGGCAGTCCATTTATCAACGCCCAAAACAGATATAGAGTAGCAACTAATAACTCTACTAACATTTACCAAGGTGATGTGGTTATACCATTCAATTCTGGTACAGTTGGAAGAGCAGTTGCAAATACTTCTACACCTGCTGTGGGAGTTTTTAATGGCTGTTTTTATACAGATCCGACAACTCAAAAACCAACATGGAAGAATTATCTTCCAAGTTCAGTTAATGCAAGCGACATTGTTGCTTTCGTAATTGATGCACCAGACACAGTATTCGAAGTGAATGCTAATGGTGTATTTGCAGTTGCCGACATCTTTAAAAACTTTTCAGTTAATAATGTAACTGGAAATATACAAACAGGTATATCTTATGTACAATTAGATGTAGCGAATTCAGGAACGGATTCTACATATTTAGTTCAAGCAATTGATATATCAGGTGACGTACTTAACAGTGACGTATCTGTCTCTAATGCAAATGTTCTTGTTAGAATTAACAACCATTTCTATAAAGCAGCTACTTCAGGACTATAATAGGAGAATATAAACTATGGCTATATCACGATCACAACTAGTTAAAGAACTAGAGCCAGGATTGAATGCCCTATTCGGCCTGGAATACAACAGATATGACAACGAACACGCAGAAATCTTTACATCTGAATCTTCAGACAGAGCTTTTGAAGAAGAAGTAATGTTAACAGGTTTTGCGGGTGCAGCTATCAAACAAGAAGGTGCAGGAGTGCAATTCGACCAAGCTTCTGAAGCCTACACTTCAAGATACACTCATAATACAATTGCTTTAGCATTTGCTATTACTGAGGAAGCTATTGAAGATAACTTGTACGATAGATTAGCTTCTAGATACACTAGAGCTTTAGCTCGTTCAATGTCACAAACTAAACAAACAATAGCAGCTAACATTTTAAATAATGGTTTTGATACTGGTGGTTCATACAACGGAGGTGACGGTGTTTCTTTATTAAACGCTTCTCACCCTCTTGCTAATGGATCAACATTTTCAAACATTTTAGCTACTGCAGCGGATCTTAACGAAACTTCTTTAGAACAATCGTTAATTGACATTGCAGGATTTGTAGATGAAAGAGGATTGAAAATCGCTCTTCAAGGTAGAAAATTGATTATTCCAAAAGAATTACAATTTACTGCTGAGAGAGTTTTAAGATCTCCACTTAGAACATCTACATCTGATAACGATATCAATGCTATGTTAAATATGGGAATGATTCCTGAAGGTTACAGAATCAACCATTTCTTAACTGATACAGATGCATTCTTTATCATTACAGATGCTCCTAACGGATTGAAAAATTTCGTTAGAAGTCCAATCAAAACAGCTATTGAAGGCGATTTTGACACTGGTAACGTTAGATTTAAAGCTAGAGAAAGATACAGCTTCGGTTGGTCTGACCCTAGAGGAATCTTCGGAACACCAGGAGCGGCTTAATAATTAAGTCTTTTCATAAAAGGGGCCAAGGTTTACTTTGGCCCCTTTTTCTTTTATAATAATAAATAATCTAGATATAATTAGTTTTGTAGACTGGCTAGACAGACGGTATAGAGACTACAGAGCTTAACCACTATACGGGAGAATAATATGGGCAGATCAACATTTTCAGGACCAGTAGAATCTTTAGCAGGTTTTATTAGTGCTGGAATATCAAACTCAGTAACAACAGCAGTAAGTGCAACATTAGATGTTGCTAACTATGCTGGAAAACAAATCTATTACACAAGTACAGCTGCAGCAACTTTTACTTTACCTGCAGTAAATTCAACTTCACCAAGTGATCCAACTGATCCAAATCAGGCAAATAATTATGGTGCATCTTTTGATTTTGTACTTTCAACAACAGTAACAGGTAATTTTGTAGTACAAGTAGCTAACGCTTCTGATACTATAGTAGGAACAGCCATTTTCGGTTCTGGAACTACTGCATTAGTATTTAGCACAGCAACTGCATCAGACACTATTACTTTAAATGGTACAACTACAGGCGGAGTAGGCGGAGCAACTGTAACTGCTACAGTAGTTGGAGCTAACAGATACAAAGTTAATGTAGTATCTGGAGCTACAGGAGCAGTAGCAACACCATTTAGTGCTGCAGTATAATTAATTTATTTTAAGGAGCTCTTCGGGGCTCCTTAAATTACAAGGAGTTTAAATGAGTAAAAGTGATGTAAAACCAGTTATATGTACAAGCAGTGAATCTAGTAAAGTATTATTTGCTGGTCCTACAAGACTTAGAGGATTTATGATTCAGTCTACTGGTGTTTCTGGAATAGCATTTATTAATGGTTTGGCAAATGCAACTACTGTTAGTTCTTCAGTTAATACAGAGGTTTATTTTGCAGTATCTGTTGGAGCTAATCAAACAGAAACTTTAAATCTTCCAGAAGATGGTATTTTATATGCAGCTAGAGGTGGTAAATTTATTGTTGATGGTATTGGTGTAACAGGCAATACTAGTTCTTTAAATATTACACTACTTATAGACAAATAATAAAATGCGTAAGTTTGGTATCCAATTAAGAGGAACAGGTAAAGCTGTTGCAAAGATGTCTTTAGGCGGAGCTTTAGCAACTAAATCTAATATATATCAAGGTAAACCAGGAACTTACGAACAAACTTATTATACACAAGCTTTATTTCCACAAGCAACACAAACTGGATATACTCCACCCCCTTCTACTGAAAATAAAAAAGAAGATAAAAAAGAAGAAGGAATGGCTAGAGGCGGAGCAGTTAAACCAGTTAATCCCAAAAAAAAGAAAAAAATAGGGCAAAAAAAGAAAATTTAATTTCTTGTAATGTCTTATTTAAATGCTAACATACCACCAATTTATTGTAAAATAAGAAAGGAATATTTATATGACTTACGAGAACATCACGGCGAAACTGAAGATTGTGTGGTCTTTGCTATTGCAAGCATTCCAGGGCGTGCAATCTTATTTCATGCTTTACTTACGAATGGTGCAATATATTGGAGGCTTCCTATCAGTGCTTTTCTTCAAGGAAGAAA